GCCGTGGCCGCAGTCGTGACGCCTTACGTTGCCTCGAAAGCGCTACTAACGCAGCAAGGCCGCGATTTGCTGCGCGCAGCCTACAACTCGACAAACGGTAAGGCGCAAGCCGCCGCTGTCGGTGCGCTTCGCGCGCAGTACGGGAATGTTAGTGGTGATCGTGATCAGGCGAGTCCATCAACCACCAACACACAACTGCCATCACCGCCGCAATGATATCCAGCCACGGGTTCAGGTTCATCAGTACCCTGCCGCGTGATAGTGACCGTACCGATCGAAGCCGTTCTGGTTCATGGGCGGTTCGTACTGGTATTGTTGAGGCGGAAGCGGCGGGCGGTTCCACTGCTGTTGCTGGTTCTGCTCATACTGCTGATATGTCTGCCCGTAATACTGTTGCGTTTGAGCGTTGCATTGCTGATAGGAGCCAAGGCAGACGGCGTGCGCGGAAGTGCAGGCGAACAGTGCTACGATTGCGATGAGTTTCATGGTGATCTCCCAGGTTGTTACGACCACTATAGCAGATGCAAAATGAAAATACTAGTGATTGACGTTGGCTCCAACGCGCTTGACCTGTGCATGCGCTGGCAGATGCAGGGCCATGAAGTGCGCTGGTACGACAAACCGCGTCCTGATGGTACCGACCGCCACGCGGGCGAAGGGTTCGTTACAAAGATCCGCGACTTCAACGAGCTTCGCAAGAAGTGGATCGGATGGGCGGATCTCATCTACACGCCCGACAACACGCACTACCTCGACCTGCTAGAGCCCTTCCGGCGCATCGGTTATCCGATCTTCGGCTGCAATCTCGATGCCGTCGAATGGGAACTGGACCGCGAGGTAGGCCAAAAGGTCATGGAAGATTGTGGGATGCCGTGCATCGATGGCAAGACGTTCCACGACTACGATTCAGCTATCGCCTACGTAAAAAAGCAGGGTAAAGCGTTTGTCTCCAAGCCGTCCGGTGACGGCGAGCGGGCAATGTCCTATGTTGCGAACTCGGCGGCGGATCTGGTCTACATGCTTCAGCGCTGGAAAACAGTCCCGAAATACGTCAAATCGGCCAAAGAAGACGGATTTATTCTCCAGGAGAAGATTGACGGGATGGAGATGGCCGTGGGCGGGTGGTTCGGGCCTGCTGGGTGGTCCAAAGCAGGATGGGTTGAGAACTGGGAGAACAAGAAACTGATGAACGGCGATCTCGGCGTGAATACGGGCGAGATGGGCACTACTGTGCGCGTCGTGAAGAAGTCGAAACTCGCTGATCAGGTGCTCAAGCCGGCTACAGATCATCTCCATCGCGTGGGGTACGTCGGCTACGTTGATGTGAACTGCATGATAACGCACGATGGAACCCCCTATCCGTTGGAGTGGACGATGCGTGACGGTTGGCCGATCCGCCACAACCTTACCGCATTGATCGAAGGCGATCAGGCCCAATGGATGCTCGACCTTGTGAACGGGCGCGACACGCTGAAGGTGAAAACCGATGTAGTCTCCATCTCCGTCTTGATGGCGCTGCCCGACTTTCCCTACTCGAAAATAACGAACAAGGAACTTTGCGGCATACCGATTTACAATGCGGAAGATATGGAGCATCTTCACTTCTCGGAAGTCATGATCGGCGACGCGCCGCGCGAGATTAACGGGAAGGTGGTAGATCTTCCGGGCCCGGTCACAGCAGGGGATTATGTATTAATCGCCACTGGGCTCGGTGAAACGATAACTGGCGCGCGTCGCAGTGCTTACAGCGCCATAAAAAAGGTGAAGATACCCAACAGTCCTTTTTACAGGACGGACATTGGCGCAGGACGCCTGAAGAAGCAGTTGCCAGATCTTCAGAAATTGGGGTACGGGGTAGGTCTTTCCTACTAGAGGTCATATCATGCCTATGAAATCGAAAGCTCAGAACCGATTTATGCACGCTGCCGCCAAGGGTGCTGTTAAAGGCGTGGCGAAGGAAGTCGGCAAGAAGTTCGTTAAAGAACAGGCCGGCAAGTCTCTGAAGGGTTTGCCTGAAAAGAAAAAGGGCAAGAAATGACCAGCAGAGCGCGAAAGAGCGGCCTTATTTCCGAACAGTCAATCAAGTCAGCTCTTACTGAAGCCAAAGGTGACATTTTCCTGGCAGCGTGCGCCCTGGATTGCACCCCGCGAGAACTTGACCTCTTCATTCGTCGCAGTGCTGCCCTCCAGGCATTCGCTGCTGCGGTAGATCAGGTGAAAATTGACCCGGCATACTCGCGCCTCAGTACTGAGCAGTTCGAAAATCAGGTGGCGGATCTTGTACGCGCGTTCCGTGTAGACGGAATACAGGAAGTTCATAAGCTCGCTACCATGGAGTTCGGCGACAGCGCCGCCCTCGCCAAAGTCAAACTCGATGCTGCGCTCGCGCTCACAGGAGGAGGGGTTACGCGGCAGGGAAACAGTGAGACTGAGAACGCCCTCGCGGAATTGAATGCTCTCTATCATGCTAACGCTCCTCGAATTAAAGAGATACGGCAAACCGTCATCACGTTGCGAGATGATCGGGAAGTGACTCCACTAACGATCGAACAGACGCAAGATCGCTAAGCGCGCGTTGCCGCTTGCGGTCTACGACTGCCCAATCCGGCTCCTCAGCCGGGTAATGCATGTAGCGCTTCAGGTTGATGTAGCCGAACTTCCCTAGCTCCTCAACCATCGACTTGTGGCCGGATTCGATGATTTTCCACTTCGGCACGGTGCCCGCCTCCAGCCACTCCCACGCGGACAACATCTCTTCGCGTTCCGGAGCCAGGCGTTTCTGTATGTACCAGTGTTCGACCGGGTGAAGCGCATTCTTGATGTACTGCAACTGGCTAACCGGAATCCCGGTTTCTGTCGCCAGTTCGTAATTCGTGAACGGCTGGCCGTTGGCAACGGTCCAGATCTCGCGTAGCAGTTCCGAAGTCGGGAAGCGCAGATCGATGCATTCCTCATGCGTGGACCACGACACGGGGTTCGGGATCACGCCATACTCGTTGTTGCGCCAGTTGCACTTCTTCAGGCGGTCCATGTCATACGGCGCTTCAACCATCACCGTTACATCTGCCTTCGGGAAGTCGTCCGCCGGGTGCGTGTCCTGTTCAATCAGTACGCCGCCCAGGTTCGTCCAGCGCTTAAGCTGAGGCGCAGATGCGGGTATCCAGCTGGCGTACTGGTAGAGCGGCGCCAGATCCTGAATCGTTTCTGTCTTGAAGTAGACGGGCTTCAGGATCGTGTACCCGCGACTCAGCACGACATGCGTGAACGTCTCATACGCCTTGCGAACCGAAGCCGCGATGTCGGTTGTCGAGTACAGCTTCATTTCAACCCCAAAGCCCGTTTCGCAAGTTCCCGTACCTCATCCGTCACCGCGTGGCCCAGGTCCTGCATGTCGATCAGGCGGCGCGCGAACGCTGCCAGATCGATCACGGCTCGCGTATCGCTGCGCAGGGGCGCGTAGAGGTTTTCTGTTATCTCTACCTGCTTCTTTGCCATCTCGCTCTGATAGGTGTTCGGATACTGGACCAACTTTTCCAGTTGCGTCACTCGTTCGTACAGGCTGGCGATCTGTCGACGCGCGCCTTGGTCATAGTGCATTACTTTCTCCTTTTCATAGCCTGCATCAGAATTTCCTGAACCGTCTTCTTGCTTTCCAGACGTTCAAGTACGTCAAAATCAATCGTGTCGTTTGCAAGAATGTAGTGAATAAAAACGGGACGGTCATAACCTGATTGCGCCTGACGTGTCGGGCCTATGCGTTCGATGGCCTGAGAGTGTTCCTCCAGGTTCCAGTTCACAGAGAAGAAGCAGATAATATTTCCACCATCCTGAAGACTAAGACCGTGCCCGGCACTAGCAGGATGGATAAACATAACAGGAATCTTACCCGCGTTCCAATCGCGGATAGTCTGTGGATTAGAGTCCAAAGCCCTGCCGCGAGGAAAAGCGGCAGTAAGGCGAGCAAGATCGTGACGAAAATTATAGACGACCAGTACCGGAGCACCATTCGCCTCTTCAATGATGTCGTCAAGAGCCTGGATCTTTGCATCATGCACC